TTGGGGTTGTAGTTCAACTGGTTAGAGCACCTGCCTGTCACGCAGGAAGTTGCGAGTTCGATCCTCGTCAATCCCGTTTTGGGTCGGTGTCCGAGTGGTTAAAGGAGACGGACTGTAAATCCGTTGGCTCTGCCTACGATGGTTCAAATCCATCCCGGCCCATATGAAAAATAGTTTATATAATTTACCAAGAAAGACTGCTGAACCTCAAATATATGAGTGTCCATTTGCAGAAGAATTAAAACCCCACTTAATGAAGTGGGTTCAGGATGAAGCACATATTGAAGTTAAAGGAAAGGCATTAAGAACTGAGAACTATTTTAAACCTGAGACTAAAGAGTTAGATAAATTATTTGAGTGGATGTGGGAGGTACTACCAGAGGCTGTTGAGGTCTTAGGACATTGGAGTAATTCTTTTTATTTCATGACTCCTCGTGAGATGAGAATTTTTACTTTGGATCAGTACTGGGCTATGTCATACCAAAAGGGTGGAGGTACAGATGAACATACTCATTTTCCTTACCCAATATCATTTGGTTATTATATTAATGTCCCAGAGGGAAGTTCTCCAGTTATCATAGAAGATGAAGAGATCTCTTTAACTGATGGTAGATTAGTTGTCTTTATGGGATATCAAAGACACTGGGTTCCTGAATCTGAAGTTGATGGTAGGTGTATGATTGCAGGTGACATTACATATACACCATTTTTATCTGATATATCTAACTATAATACTCATTGGAGTGCTATATGAAATATAAGATTCAAACATCGTACTGTTGGTATGATGCATATGGTGAGACTAAAATAGTCAAGATGTATTTCATTAACTATGTTCCTTTTACCTTTGATGAGATAGATAGTGTTGCTGCAGAAGATCCAGAGGTAATCATTCAAGCGAATGGTAATAAATTATATACTGACACTGAATTGTATCAATGTAGTACTTACTTAGCTGAAGAAGAATGTTGTCCATTGTTATATGATCTAACAGAACTTATTGAAAATCCAAATGAACTTCCAGTAGATTAATGGCATCACAAGTAGAAGAAGAGGGTTATAGTTTGGCTCCTGATGATCAGGAGTACTTTAAAGAATGTGTTGCTATAATAGATGAACATCAAATTGATATTGATGAGGAGAAAGTATTAGATCTTCTTCAAATTACTATGAGATGGCCTGAAGAGTCACTTCAAACTCTTAATCATTGTGGAATGGTGTCTAATGATTACTTTACTAACAGTGGATTTCTTAATTATGAGAAGTGGAAGAGATTATATGACTATGGATTCCCAAGTCAGTTACATAATGTCTTAGATCTTACTCCTCAGTTAAGATCATTGAACGATAAGTTGTATGAGGTGAAAGGAAGTCACACTTGTGCTAATTTTTATATGTCAAAGGGTAGTAAAACACGTAGAGCAAGTTTTAATCCACATCATCATGACTATCATGTCATTGTTAAACCCATTTATGGTAAGTGTAATTGGTTAATAGGTGAAGATATGCGTGAGATTGTGCCAGGACATATATTAATATTACCTGCTTACACTCCTCATGCAGTTTTACAGTCAGAAGAACCAAGGTTATCATTGACCTTGAATGTAAGTTCATGAATGAATATATAAATTATCTGCTCTCCATAGGTGCGGATAAAATTCCACATAAGGGTTCCAATCTTTTTGAACATTCTAATAATGTCTCAAAGATGTTACTTTCTTATGGGAGATCCATTGATGAACAAAAAGCAGGTCTTTTTCATTCAATATATGGAACAAAGTTTCAACGTTATGAAGTAACAGTAGGTAGAGACACCATACGATCTTTAATTGGTGAGAGATCTGAACATCTTGTACATACCTTTTGCACTCTGGAAGATAGAGTGAATACAATTCTTTATGGTAAGAGATTAGAAGAGCCAGACAAGACATCCTTAAGATGGATAGAGTACTGTAACATCAGGGATCAGTATCCTAATGGAAGTATATTGAAGGAGTTTGAACTGGTATTAAAAGTAGGAAAAGTTTAATGTTTGTAGTAAAATGTCGAACCTGTAACCGAGAAATAACAGGGACATCAAGGACTCAGTTCTGTGGGTGCGAAAATCAATTGCAGGTTACTGAGGATTCGTTCACAGCGGTGGACTTAAGTAACGTGGTGTTAATTAAATCTAACAATAATGTTAAGAAATCAACACTTTTCTCTCCTGATGACCTAAAATACCAAGAGGAGCGTCGTAAGCGCAAAGTCCGTAAACTAACATTCGAGGAACGATGATCAATCTTGATGCCAGATACCAGTCCTATTTGCATAACCAAAACAAAGGGCTCACCATTGATGGTGTAAAGGAAACCGTAACTGGATATGGATATCATTGTGATGGTAATGATATTACAGGATACTATGTCACCACTACGAATTATAAGTTATTTTATAATTTAAATGAACAATTTTTGAGTATGGAACCGATGGCAATATCTGTAGAAAAATAACCTATATAATACATGATAGTAAAGTTTTGAGTTTCGATTATGTTTCAATTACCTGATGCACAATACTTCGTTTATAGCAGAAAGAAGTTAGTTAAAAAGAATGTTAGGGACGTAGTTAAGGGGAAGAATGTCCTCCTGATTATGTTGCCTGGAGCTTTTACGCCAACGTGTAGTACCGATATGGTGCCTGGATATGAGAAGAACTTTGAGAAGTTCAAAGAACATGATGTTGATGAGATACATGTTCTTAGTATGAATGATCCATATGTTATGGATGCATGGTGGAAGTCCATGAAGATTAAGAAACTGAAGTATATTCCTGATGGAAACGGTGCATTATCTCTTAGGATTAATCAAAATGATGGAGTCGCCAATGGTGATTGTGTTGTTGAGAAATATAATAAGGGTATGTACAAGAGGAACTGGAGATGTGTTCTCTTAATTCAGGATGGTATTTGTATTTGGAGTACATCTGAAGAAGCACCTGACTCTGGTAAGAATAATTGTGAAACAGATCCATATGTATTGACCACACCAGAGGCAGTTTTAGAACAATTAGCAGCAAGAAATGTTTCTGATCGTGTCAAAGCAGTTAATTCAGAAGGAAATAGTACAGAGATGGGTGGTGCAGAATTAGGTTCATCTGGTAAACTTGGTGAACATAATAGACCAATACAGAAACCACTGACCATTAATGAGTTAGTATCTCAAGGTGATAAGGGTGAAATATCACTTGGAAAGGTAGGTTCTGCTGGTTAATGGAGGTAATAATTACTCCTGAAGATCCCGATCTTCCTTTCAAACAAATAGAAAAGGCTTCGGAGGAGATAGGCGGGAAGATAACACATCTTACTTGTCTTGATTCTTCTGGAAGATCGTGTAAAAAAATAGTAATCGAGTACGATGAACAAGATAACACTTGAATACTTGGAGACTCACTTTGATGAGGTTCTCCAACAGACAGAGAGTGGTGCCTCTTTTTTAATTATGACCCCCGATGGACAAGACGTTGCTCTTGTACCACATAAAGATACCATTAAGATGGCAGTAGATGAAGGTCTTGCCACACCAATGGATGACGACTATTTTAACACGATGAGGACGAATGACACTTAGTTGACAACTGAATAGGTTCACAGTACAATAAACCGTAACCCAGATAGGAAAATGACTTTCATTTCCAAGTTCAAGACTAATTTAAATTTGCTACAATCTGCAGTTAATAGAGAAATAGAATTAGATCATGCTAATTTGAAAGTTTACAAAAAGGTTTTAAGATTTTATAGAAACTCAGGAATAGAATTTTACAATGATCCCAATGATGATTATGAACTTATCCTTGAACTTCTTGCAGAAGATTTGAGATAAATGGCTGACATACATCTTTTATTTCCAACACCAGTCTATACTAATGACCTTACACCTCTCTTCAGTGAAGAGAAGAGGTTGGAACTTAAAAGAGCTATGGATAGTTTCTTTTGGGATAGAGATCATGATTCATATGGTAATCCTAATGGATACTTTCTTGAGGATGAGTATCAAGATGCTCTAACTAACAAACGTGAATTCCATGAGTTGGGTAACGTAATTGACAAGGAGATGGATAACTATGTTCATAATTTTCTTAAGGTATCTAAACGTAGACACTGTTTGAAGAGAGTTAATTCTTGGGGTAATAAATCTCACAAGGGTGACTATACTCATGAACATAATCATAGTAATAGTGATTTTAGTGGTGTTTATTATGTTAATGTACCTCCCAAGTCTGGTAATGAGTTAATGCTTCATGGATTTAGATCAGGTCCAAGTTGGGCATGGCCTAACAAGGAGTTTGACATGGAGGATATTAATCAGTATAATGAAGTTACAACCGAAATGGATGCAACTCCTGGCTCAATAATAATGTTTCCATCACATCTATATCATTCTGTTGGAGTATCTGAATCACCTGATGTTAGATACTGTATCGCATTTAATTATGTCGTAGACGGTGAGTTTGGTGGTGGTACAAACTACTTAAAGTTTAAGACATTTAGGAAACAAGATGAGACCAGTCATAGTAACTGAAGAAGTTCAGGAGAATCGGATGGATATCTGTAGACTATGTGACAGGTATGATAGTAAATTTAATATGTGTAAAGAATGTGGATGTTTCTTAGCTCTTAAAGTTAAGTTTACTTCCATGAAGTGTCCATTAAACCATTGGTAACATGATGCAACAACCATACGAGAGTGAGAACGCACCAGTTCAAGACTTTGAACAAAATTACGTGGACTTCATAGGGATCTATCAGAACGCTATGGATCCAGGCTTATGTGATTGGTTAGTAGATTATCTTGACTCAACCGCACAGTCTTTTCCGAGAAATTATACACACGTTAAAGATAAACAGATTTGTTTGGATGCATTTTCGCCTGGCGAATCTGAATCAGTAATGCAGGCAGTTAATAATTGTTTGGGTGCATATGTAAATGAGTATCCATACCTTACTAATTTCAATTATGTAAGTGCATTGGTTTTGTTACAGAAAACCGAACCAAAAGAAGGATATCATTTGTTCCATGGCGAAGATCTTAATTGGAACATGCAACATAGAACAATGGCATGGATGGTATATTTGAATGATGTAGAAGAGGGTGGAGAAACAGAATTTTTATATCAACAACTTAAAGTATCTCCAAGGAAGGGAACTGTTCTAATATGGCCTGGCAGTTATACTCATTTACATAGAGGTAATCCTCCTATGAGTACCAAATATATTGCCACTGGTTGGTATCAAGGTTCTATAGGACTTGCACAGGTTCAGACTGCTGGATTGAATGACCAACAGTATAGAAGATCTCTTGGAGAACAGGAACAGTGACAAGAATATTAGTTACTGGCCATAAAGGTTTCATTGGCAGTCATGTCTATAAAGATCTTAAGTATGAACAGGGTTATGGTGAACTGGTTGATGGATTAGATAAACCAGATGACATAGGAGATTTTGTTGGTCCTTCTGGGATGTTTGCTAAACATTATGATTATATTATTCACCTTGCAGCCTATGCTGCACTAAGAGATAGTATAGATGAACCAGAAAAGTTCTGGGAGAATAATGTAGAGAAGTCGAAACCTATATTTGATTATTGTAGAGAGAATAATGTCAGGTTATTGTATGCAAGTTCTGCTGGAGCACATGTGTGGTGGCAGAATCCATACTCAATGACTAAGAAAGCAAATGAACTCATGGCACCACCTAACAGTGTTGGTATGAGATTTTTTAATGTTTGGGCAGAGAAGGACAGTAGGTCTGATATGCTTTACCAAATGTTACAAGATAAGACTGCAGTATTTTTGACAAGACATAAGAGAGATTGGATTCATGTTAAGGATGTAGTCAGAGCGATTGCATATTTAATGACCAGTGAATATATTGGACCGATTGATATTGGCACAGGAGAAGCGACTTCAGTAATAGATCTTGCTATGTCATTAGGTCAAGGTCATCTTCCTATTAAAGAACACACACCTAATGAACCTGATGAGTTGTGTGCAGACACTACTAAACTAAGGGAGTTGGGATGGTTTCCAACTCATAATATACTTGCAAAACAGGGAGCAACCTGTTAGAATAAATAAAATGCGGTATGTTCATTTCATATGACCGATAAAAGAAAAGCTTTAGTATTAGGAGCAGGTGGCTTCATTGGAAGTCACATGTGTAAGAGACTCAAATCAGAAGGATATTGGGTTCGTGGTGTAGATATTAAGTACCCAGAGTTCTCTGAGAGTGCCGCTGATGAATTCATTCAAGGCGATCTACGAGAGGTAGGATTAGTTGCAAGAGTTCTTGACCATGAAGGCGACTCTTTCGATGAGATCTATCAGTTCGCTGCTGATATGGGTGGTGCAGGTTACATCTTTACTGATGAACATTCTGCAGACATCATGCATAACTCTGCTACTATTAATTTAAATGTTCTGAACGAACAGGTACAACTGAATAGACTTCTTCAGAGTAATAAGACTAAGATATTCTATTCAAGTTCTGCTTGCATGTATCCAGAACACAACCAACTTGACCCTGATAACCCTGATTGTTGTGAAGATTCCGCTTACCCAGCTGCACCAGATTCCGAGTACGGATGGGAGAAACTATTCTCCGAGAGATTATACTTGGCTTATAATCGTAATTATGATATCCCTGTGTGTGTTGCCAGGTATCATAATATCTTCGGACCAGAAGGAACCTGGCAGGGAGGAAAAGAAAAAGCTCCAGCAGCTATCTCAAGAAAGGTTGCAATGGTCCCAGATGTGGGAGGACCGATTGAAGTGTGGGGCGACGGGTTGCAGACAAGATCCTTTCTCTACATCGACGAGTGCATCGAAGCAACTCGAAGACTCATGGACTCAACCTTCCAAGGACCTGTCAATATCGGATCCGAAGAAATGGTTACCATTAATCAATTAGTGGATACTGCTGCTAAGGTTGCAGGTAAGGTTGTATCGAAACGTCATGTATTGGATGCACCTTTGGGAGTTCGTGGACGTAACTCCAACAACGATCTAATCCGTAAGGAACTTGGATGGGACTACTCTCAATCACTTGAGGAAGGTATCCGCAAGACTTATAATTGGATCTCCGAACAAATAAAATCACACCAGCATGGTGTTGTTGAACTCTCATCATCAAAGGAATTAGAACATGCGAAAAGTAACTAAGAAAACTATTGAAATTGATAAGAATGTTGTGAGAGACTTGGATGTCTCTCACCTTTCATCACAATCTATTAACGAAAATGATTGGTTGAGTGCAGGTCAGAGTGAGTATAGACTATATGCATGGTTGTCTACTCAGTTTGATAAGTCTATCATACTTGATGTAGGTACACGTACAGGTGGATCTGCTCTTGCGTTATCTTATAACGAAAATAATAAAGTTATTAGTTACGATCTGCAAGAACAGGGTGCTTCTGTTAATATTAAGAAGGAAAATATTGAGTTCAAGATCAAAGACTTCCGTGATGATGACTTGAATTTGGATCATGTTTCAATCATAATGATTGATGTAGATCCTCATGATGGTATTCAGGAAGTTGAGATGATGGAATATCTTTATGATAAAGGTTGGAAAGGTTTACTTCTCTTAGATGATATTGGTCCTAATTGGCCAGAAGTAGAAGAGATGTGGGAGGGTATCACATATGACAAACTCGATGTTACTGAGATTGGACACATGAGTGGTACTGGACTTGTCAACTTTGAAGAAAAACACACCATAAGCTGGAAGTAAAATGAAAAGGATTCTAATCTTAGGATCAAGTGGTCAGGTTGGAGCATATCTAACAGACTATCTGGAAGCAAAGGGTTATGAGGTTGAGGAGTTTGATATTGTCAATGGACGACACCATGACATGACAAAGATTCCCAATCCAGAACTTCATCGTAAGATAATGTTGGCGGAATATGTTTTCTTCCTTGCATTTGATGTGGGTGGATCACACTACCTTAAAAAGTATCAACATACATTTGACTTCATCAATAACAATACAAGATTGATGGCACAAACCTTTGGTCTTCTTGAACAATATGATAAACCATTCCTCTTTGCATCATCTCAGATGAGTAACATGAGTTACTCACCTTACGGTGTATTGAAGAGAGTGGGTGAACTATATACTAAATCCTTAAACGGATTGATAGTA